CAACTTTTTCCATTTCACCTTCTTTATTTAAATAAGGCTTAATAAAATTGTCAATTGTTGATTGAGCTGTTTTTACTCTTTTTGTATCGTCTACTTTGAACCTATATTTTTTCTCTCCAACTTTAAAGTCAAAACCTTTGAATTCTTCACTAAAGAAATTATTTGTTCTAGTATCAAATGTATTTTTTAATTTTTCTGCTCTTTCCTGTATTTTAGTTGCTTCGTTATAAAAGTCTTGAGCCTCTTTGTATTCTTCAGGTACTTCATTTTGCTTTCTTAACTTAAGATCTGCATAGTATTTTTCCTTTGAATCATTAAAATGCTTTTGAGCTTTATATAATTCTTCTTTAAATGCTAATTGTTTTGCTTTAATTTCGGAAGGTTCTGCAACCTCTTCATCATAAGCAAAATCTTTTTGCATTAAAAAATTAATATCCTCGTTATTCAAATGAGGTTTATTATTTTTATAATATTCATAAACTAATGTGGTATTATCCATTTTAGAATAGTCTCTATTAAGATTAACATAATCTTCTAAAGTGCCATTCGTATCTTGCATAAACTCTACTAGTTTTTGAACATCTTCTGGGTATTCATTTGTTTGTACAACATCTTGTTCAGCATCTTGTACAATTTCTTGTTCAGATTCTTCTACAATTTCTAACGTTTCTTTTTCTTCTTTTTTTTCACTTTGTTCGGTAAGTTCTTCAATGCTTTCTTGCTTGTTTTCTTCACGAACTTCTTCGCTAGCTTCGGGTTCGTTGCGTACAGATACCTCATCTGTGCTTTGCTTTTCACTGGCATTAGCTTCTTGTGTTGGGGGAGTATCAACATTTACGCGATATACGCCGTCATCTTGAAACCCATAGTTAGAATCTACTTCGCCACTTTCTATTGCCTGTTCAAGCACAGCGGCTTCTTTTTCTTGCGGTGAAGTTTCTTCTTTTACTTCAGCCGCTTTTACTTCAATGTTTTCTTCCATAAGATATAATATAATAGTTTAATTTACTTCGCTTCAAACCTAGATAAGTCAAAACCTCCTAGTACGTCATTACCTTTTGACTCAAATGACTTTTTTGGTTTTTCTGTTTTAGGTGGGCCAGCTATAGAGCTTACTGATATTTTTTTATCAGCAATTCTTTCCTGCGTTTCAGATTGTTTTTCAACTAATTCTTTTTGCGCAGATAATTCTAATTCTTTTAATTTTACATTAAGATCATATTCAAATTGCATGAGCTGCTTTTTTGTTTCAGCTTCAAATTGCATTTTCTTAATATTTAATTCATTTTCAGCGGTAGATATTTGAATAGCAGAATCAGCTTTAACCTGGGCGGCCTGCGATTTTGCATTTTCAATACCAATTTGTGCTTCTCCCTGGGCCTGGGCTTGAGCTACCGAAGCGGCTTGCGCAGCTTGTTGGTCTACAGCTTGTTTCTTTAATCTTCTAAACTTAAGCAACTGATTAGCTAGTTTAATATTCCTAACCTCTCTTATATCAATAGCATCTTCTAAAAATATACTCTGTTGTGACAAAGCCATTTGTATATTAGCTTCTAAAGCTGCTTTTTCGTTTTCATCTGGTTGCAGATCTAAAAATATTCCAAAATCATGCAAATGTAACTTATCTAACTCTCTTAAAGAGCCTACGGAGAATTGCCCCAAACTTGTTATAAACGCATCTCTTGTTGGATGAAATTCTAACACGTCTTTAAATCTTGTTGATATTGCTTCGGCTAAGGTGATAGTAATAAAAAGACTAGAGTCTAATATATGCCTTGTAGCAACATTGCTATTAGCAGCTGCCATTTTTTGTACACCAACTAATGCTTTAGGGTCAGGATCAGAACCATCACGCGCTTCATTAAGCCCTGTAATGTCTCTTATCATTTGTAGGTATTGGTTATATGCACCAATTAATAATTGAACTTGGTTTCCACCTCCACCCGGTAACTCTTGAATAGGCACTTTACCTGGGTTAGGATCACCTTCTACGGTTAAAGATCTGCCTATAATAGACCCAGTTTGAAAATACATGTTTAAAGCCTCCTGAGGATTATAACTTGTACCATTGCCTAAATCAATTTCAGCAAGCCCGTCCGCGTCTATATAAACTCCTGAAGGAGTCATTCTTTGTATTGCTTGCTGCAGCTTTAAATGTGTTAGCTGAACTAAATCAGCATAAGGTGTCATTTTAGAAACTAAAGAGTCTATTTTGCCTTTATATATTCTAGGAGCGGCCACTACGTAATTCATTAATACTTTATTAGTATTTGAATGTGGTCTTACCATATTAGTTGCTTTTTTCCATTTCAAAAGCTTATTAGCACCTAGTATATAAACTCCCTCATATATAACCTCTTGCGCTCTCGCCACTCTTTCAAACCTTGTTCTCTTATCCTTTGGTGGATCAAAAGAATCGTCTTTTTCTATTGCTTTTTCAGCGCCTGAAGATATTTCTTTTATTTTATAAACATTTTTTTCCCATGTTTTCCAGTTAAAATAAAGAACCGTTGCTATATTATTATCATAACTTTGGTTGCCTTCTGCGTTATAATTTATATTATAATTTTGATAGCCATTACTTTTTTTAGCAAGGTTTCCAATTTCTTCATTTGATAGTTGAGGAAATTGTTTTTTAAGCTCGTTTATTTTTATTGTTTTTACTTCTCCAAAATAATAACAATCTGAAAAATAAGGGTCCTCTGTGTAAGACCATATTAAATTTGCAGGGTCAACGTAGTCTAATTTTATACCATCTGTATTATTAAAAGAATGCTTTACAGCTCCAATTCCTAACACAGTTATATCATAATCAACCCTGGGTTTTATGTAATCATATTTATTTTGATTAAATATATTGTCTATAGCCTGTTCTTCAGCTATTTCAATGCCTTGCTTGTAATTAAGTTGCATAAATAGATCTAACTCTTCTGTTGACCCAGGTAGTTTTTCTTTCTCTATATTTCTTACGTTAGCCCCCAATTGCTGTTCAATTAAATCTAACATAGAATTAGTATTCATGTCTCTTTGAATACCCTCTACATACTGAGTTCTTTGGCCAGTGGATATAGGGTCTTCGCCTACAGCTCTTACATTGTACAATCTATCTTGCATGCCATTAACTACGATATCAACAAATTTAGGTATAATAGGTACAGGCTTCCAATCTAAATTAAGGTATGACAAGTCTCCATTAATTGCAAATTCATCTTTATATTTTCTAATAGATTGTTCACCCCTGGCATACAATCTTAATCTATGAAAATTATCTTTAAGCTCGTAATATTTGCCTTGGCTACCATTACCGCTATTAAACCACTCTTGTTCTATAGCCGTGGCTACCGCCGTACCGTATTCAACACTTTTTTTCTCAGAATCAGAAACAGCCTGACTAGGAAATTGAGAATACTTATTTTTTATTTTTGCCATATTTATTTAATTAGCGTGCTTTGATCGCCTTCATTCTTATATTTAGAGAATGAAAAATTTAGTTTTTTTGTTATTCGCTCTTGTCTTGGACGGTATAAATGTTTTCTGCAAGCCATTATAGCTAGTCCACTACTTATAGAAGCATCATGAGCTGTACGCTTTGATATATCAAATTTAGCCCAGTCTTCTAGCGTTCTTTGAAAATGCATGTTGCCGTGGTTATCTCCTTGATTACCAACGTTTTCTTCTATATACGATTCAATTGCAGCAGCGTGAGCTTGCTTTATATCTTCTGATGTATTTGGTATACCACCTAATTCTATTTCAGATTTAGATAATGCGCCTCGTAATTTGTCAGGGCGGTTCATAGAGAAACCTCTATAACCTCTTCTTTTTAAATGATAAAGTAATCTTGGTTTATTATTTTCTGCAAGTATAGGCATGCCGTAAAATATTATTGCCATAAGAACATCTTCAAAAAAAACTTCCGCTGTTTGTGGTCTTGCTACGTATTCTAAAAAGAATTTGCTAGATGGAAAGTTGGGATCCATTGAAAATGTTGTTAAGCCATGCAACGCACCATTAGATCCGCCGCCTCCTACGGTGCCAG